GCACACGCACGAGGGCTTATCCGATTGGGGCTCGTCGGCGAGCCATGCCGCCAATTCGAGCGCGCAGTGGCCTTGCTCGAACGTGTCATGCTTGCCGCTCTGGATAAGCAGCGAATCGAGTGCTGCGAGCTTGTCCTTTGAAATCTCGATGTTCATCACGTTCCCTTTCGCTCACTCGTTTTCGTCACACCCTCGACCACTTCCAGCCACGGAAAATCCCGCAAACACACCGCGCAGTGCACCGTGAGCCCGCGCCGCCACGTCGGCACGACGTCGAGGCAGTCGCCGAGGTAAAGCGCTGCGACGCTGTTGGAGAAATACGGCGTCATGCCTCGTCCTCGCGGTACGTCTGAATTTCGTACCAGTAGAGCGCGAGCGTCTTCTCCGGGAAGAGCCGCCGCGCATCGGCGAGCAAGCGCACCTTGCCTTCGCGCGACACGTCGAGATATTCCGGGTGGCGTTCTGGCCGGTAGTGGCAGACGCCGCTCTCGTCTTTCACGATCCAATTCCGCGACGCGCTTACCATCGTCGACGGCCCCGGCGTTCCAGGTCGAATCAGCGGCCCGAATTCGTCTTCTGTTTTCATCGCTGCACCCCCTCAATCGCCGCATCCACCGCCGCCATCACCTCGCCCTGCGTCCGCCCCGCGACCTCGCTCCAGCGCTTCACGACGTCCCACGGCGTGAAATCGTCGGACATCTCAAGGCCAATCGCGTCGGCAATCGCAACGCGGGCCGCGACGATGGAGCGCATCGGCGTGATGTACGGGAACGCCCGATCCGAGCACGCCCCGCCGAGCGACCATGCGACGGCCCAGCGCACGCCGGGGTGACACCACTCGCCGGCCGCATCGCGCGCCCAGGCGCCCTGGGTGTAGCCGGTGGCGATGCGGGTGCGGATGATGTGGAGGATGTCGAGGGGGGTCATGCGGCGCCCTCGTGCTCGTCATCCCAAGACTGCGGCGCGGCGCTCACGACCGCACTCTTCCGCGGGTCACTCGCGGGATTCGAGAACAGTCCTATTTGAGCGTCGCCCTTCGCCGCTTCTTCTAGAAAACGGATCGCCCACTCGTAGTACGACCGCTTCAATTCGGTGCCGACGAACTTCCGGCCGTGCATGAGCGCGCCGTAACCCTCCGAGCCGACGCCTGCGAACGGCGAGAACACCACGTCGCCGGGGTTCGTCCATAGCGCCAGCGCACGTTCGATCACGTCAAGCTGGAGAGGGCACATGTGCTTCTCATCTTTGTTCTCGCGCGCACGCTGCACGTTCAGTACGTTCGTTTGGTCAACGTCCATCCAAACGGGCGACGCGTACTGCTGCCAGGCGTCGAGCGAGAACGAGTCGTGAGTGTGAGTGACGGCTTCGATCGCGTCTCGTTCCGCCAGGATCTCATCGGTACGCGACGAGTCCGTTGCGACGGGAGTTTCCGACGTTCCCCACTTACGGAATATGAGCAGGTAATCGGCGAGCCCTTGACGCGAGAACGTCGAGTCGCGTCGGATTTGCTTGTAGAGGAGACCGTGCGCCTTCGTGCGCTGCATCTCCGTGACTGGGCATTTCCAAATCGTGATTCGCGAATGGAACGCGAAACCCGCTTCCTGGTGAAGTCGGATGATGTCGCCGGGGAAGTCTCGCAACCCGGCCATGCCGCTCGACGACTTGTAGTTCACGAGGTCTTTGCAGTGCACCGCGACGAGCCGACCAGGCTTCAATACGCGATGCATCTCTCGGACGAGGTAGCCGTACTGCACGAAGAACTCGGCGTCGTCCTCACAGTTGCCCATGTCCCGCGCCGAGTCCGAGTAACAGTAGAGGTTAGCGAAGGGCGGCGAGTAGACTGAGAAGTGCACGGAATTCGACGGCATCTGCCGAGCGAAGTCGACGCAATCTGCGTTGTAGAGCGCGAAATCTTTGCCGTGGTGTTCGGCGAGTGCCTTGATTTTCATGACGCCTTCCCTTCAATGAGCCAGACGGGGAGCCGCACGACGCAGTTCGCCTCGTAGTCGACGGCCTTGTTGTCTTCTTTCGAGGCGGCGCGCCGCGTGGCCGCAAGCATCTCGATTTTCATCTCGTCGTGCGCGTCCGCCTTGCGCGTCAGCACAGACCAGATCGCAGTCTCGGTGTGCGACATCGCCACGTAGACCTTGACCTCGCGCGTTTGCCCGAAACGCCAGCAGCGGCGGATCGCCTGGTAGAACGCCTCGTACGAGAACGATGCGCCGACGAAGGCGACGCGAGCGACCGATTGGAGATTGAGTCCGTAGCCGAAGATCGACGGCTTACTTATCAGTACGCGTTGGCCCGACCGATGCCCGCAAATACATGGCCGCTCGCTCGATGCGAGCAGGGTCGTCTCCGAACTTCCCGACGCCGTGGTTGCAGTTGATGCAGAGGAGTCCTCTGAATTTGTTCGTGACATGGCAGTGGTCGACGTGGAATCGCCCGCCACGCTTGTCACCGGATTCGAGGCGCCCGCAAATAGCGCACCCTCCGCCCTGCTCCGCGAGAACGCGGACGTAATCGTCGCCACTGATTCCGTAACGCTTGACTCGCTGGTTGAGACGCTTTGCTGGGTTGGCGTCCTGCCACGCCTTCGCGTCGGCGCGAGCTTTGACGCGTCGCTCTGGGTCGGCGGCGTACATTGCTCGCCTAGAATCGTTGTGCTTGGCCTGCTGCTCTGCCGTTCGTTGGTACTTGGGCTTGTTGGCGGCGTAGTAGGCTGCAAGGTATGCCTTGCGCTCGTCGGCGTGTTGGCGGGCATACTCGGCAGATTCAGCAAGCCGCTTGGCTCGATTGGCTGCGTAGTATTTTCGCTGGTACTCCGGGTCTTTCGAGCTTGCCATTCTGTATGTTTAGCACGAAAGCTCTTGTCGTTACACATACATTTGTATCCCTGGAACCATTCAAGCCACGCCTCTTTCTCTTCTAGTTTCTGACTGCCGCGCACCTCGACCGCCTCGGGGATCGCCTCCGTGAGCGCATCGGCCTCGTAGTCGGTGTCGCACCAAACGATCCACTGCTCGTCAGGTTCAGCGAGCACGAGCTCCGCGATGCGCGCCGCGCGCGCCGCCGCAGTCAGCCGCTTTTCCTTGTGCACACTCGTCGCGGACATGTCCGCCGAGCGGAAAAGATTGTCGCCGCGATCGATGCTGACGTCGACGTCGACGATCTCCCTGCTGAGAACGAGCGGGGGCAACACGTAGCCCTCGTCGCTGTACAGCCCAAGGTCGCTCGGCTTACTCACGCACCGCGCCCACGACGATAGCCAATCCCAGAACGGCACGACCGCGTGACCGCGCAGTCGATACGTGCCCATCGTGGACGTGTCGTTAATGAACCAACGGGCGATCATCTCGTGCGAGGTGAGCACGCCCAAAAACTCCGCTTGGTTCCCAAGCTCCAGGTGGTCATTCGGCGCCGGCGTCGCGGAGCACGCGAGGCGGAACGGAGTGCGCGCGAACGACTCGACGATGAGCCGCTTCGTCGCGCCCATGTACGATTTCAGAATGCCGCACTCGTCCAGCACGACGCCGGCGAAAACGGAGCAGTCGAACTTTGCGAGTCGGTCGTAGTTCGTGATCGTGATTCCTTCGCCGACCTCCGACGCGTCTTTCGCGTACTTCACATCGACGCCAATCGCCGCACCCTCGCGCACCGTTTGCTGCGCGAGCGGCGCGAGAACGAGCACCTTTCCGCCAGTGTGCTTCACGACGTGGCGCGCCCACTCGAGTTGCATCCGTGTCTTTCCGAGCCCGGTATCAGCGAAGATCGCCGCGCGTCCGCGCCGCAGCGCCCACGCGACGATCTCTTTCTGGAACGGGAACAGGTGGCCCGACAGTTTCGGCACCTTCGCGAGCCCGCACAGCGGGAGCGACTTAGACTTCGCCTTGATAAACGAGTCGTATCCGTTGAGCTCTTTCATCCGTTCCTCCTCGCCCGCACAACCGCGACCGCCTCGTCCTCGCCGACCCCGCGCGCCAGCAGCTCCTCGAACGTGCGCACGAGGGCGCGACGAAGAGGTGGCAAACGGTTCACCCGTTCAGCAGTCACAGGCCGCGACGAGCTGACGTCGAGGAGGCGTTGCGCGACGGACGGCGATACGTTCGCCTCGAATTTCAGGGCCATTTGCTTCTCTCCTCGGTACGCCAGTATTAGCGCCCGTTTGCGCACCTGAACGATTGGGTGCGTGACGCTTGTGGAGGGATAATTGTTCGCTCGCAAAGCCGTTCGGCAATCCGCATCATCGTCGGTATGCAAACCGCCAAACAACTCCCCCTGCCGTTCCCCGCCGTCGCAAACGACAACGCGGAACACCCCCGACCTATCCGCGTCGCTCACCGCAGCACCGCATGGAGCGTTTCAAACGCGTCGCGCGAAACGAGCGCAAACACCCCGCCGTGGACGAGTCCGAAGAAGATCGCCGGCCCCGAGCTATTGCGCGACATCGTGGCCCGCGTCCTCGACCGCGTGCTGCGTCCCGAGATTGTCGTCGAGGGGCACGAGGTGCGAGACGATGAGGAGCCGCCGCCGCGGGGTGGAGGGGCGTCAGGTTTGGGCATGGGGGCCTTTCGCGATGAGGAGCCGTTGCGCCTCGTCGACCACGCGCTCGAGCTGCGACGCGTCGAGACGCGCGAGCTGGCGGAGGATGGGGGGGATGGGATCGGGGGCGGGCGCGGCGAGCGCCGTCTTAACGAGCGCGTTCACCTCGCGAGCGACGGCGCGCTTTTCGGGCTTCGTCTTCGGAGCCTTCGCCGCGATGACCTCGGAGACTTTCGCGACGAGCTCGGCGCGCGTGGCGGCGAGGTCGGGGCTCGTGTCGAAGGCGACGGCGCCGAGCTTCACGGCGGAAGCTTTCGAGATGAGGTCGCCTGTGAACGCGGCGCGGATGGGCTCGGGGGCGCGGTTGATGGCGCGGAAGCGTTTCGCCTCCTTTTCGCCAGCGCCGTCAGCGATAGAAACAGGGGACAATCTGTCCCTTATTTCCTCTTCTGCCTTGCTGGGTCTGCCCGGCGACCGTTCGTTGATAGGCGTCGCCGGCGCGACCGTGCCGAGCGCGACAATCTTCTCGACGCTGTGGCCGGGCGACGACTTGGCGAGCGCGTTCGCAATGACGCCTTGGAGCTTCTCCCACGGAACGCCCCAGCCGTATGGCTGCTCTGTCTCGCAGAACTCTTCCCACGATGTGAACTTCGACCCGTCGCGCCGGTTCAGCTTCTCCCACGCGCGATGCCTGACGATGAGGTCG